AGGGAACGGCTGTCAAGCCTTTGCCTATAAGGACAAAGAGGGACAGATTCGCACCGTGGAGGACTGGGTTATCCTTGACCCCATCTATGAAGAGGGACTCAAGAGTGATATCATTGAGATAGTCACCACCGAAGAAGTGAAGAATAGAAAAGGAATAATTAAATACGATAGCAGAATCTTAGAGGAATACGGACTCAAGAAAGGAGACGTAGTGTACTTCTCTAAAGATGCTGACTATGAAATGGAAATTGAAGGAGACAAGGTATGGAGGATGCTTCACGACTACCTGATAGCGGTAGAGATGTAAAGTATAGCACCGTCCAAGCGGCTGCCGAATTGGTGGAAGCAATGGAGGTGGCTATACGCAATATGACGGCAGAGGTAAAGAAACCAGTGGACCCTGACCTTACCGGATCCGGGAGGAAGGCTGAACTGCAAGCCATCAAAGAGACGGCCTTAGCGTGTAAAGAGATGATTGTAGAGCGTCAGAAACTCCAACAACTAATCTCCGATATGCATAGCAATGGAGAGATAGAGGAAGAGCGCGACTATAAGAGTGGCTTTGCAGAGAGATATAGCAAGTAATGGCTGGATTGGTAAATATAAAAGACGATGTTGTCATTAACATCTGCCCCAATGGGACGGAAGGAGAGGTGATTGAATTGTCTTATTTGCATATCCAGCTTCCCAAGGTTCCTCCAAAGAAGGACATCTTATTCTCCGATAAACCCAAGAAGGACCAATATTGGAGAAGGGTTGATCCACCAAGGGAAATCTCTTCCATTAGAACGATGGACGAGTGGTACGAGGCTCCTCGTGAATTCCAAAATAGATTCGCCCCCTATATTGAACAAGAGTTCAAGAGACGCAGGGATGGAGTGTGGTTTATGAATAATGGCACACCAACCTATATAACGGGGCATCACTATATGTTCCTGCAATGGAGCAAGATAGATGTAGGATACCCAAGCTTCCTCTCCTTTCAAAAAGATTTGTTTATCCACTTTGCCGCTTGTGAGTTTGACCCAAGGAGTATGGGACAGATTTACACCAAGTGTAGACGCTCAGGCTACACCAATATGAGCGCGGCTATCTTGGTAGACGAAGCTACGCAGGTAAAGGAAAAACTCTTGGGCATTATATCTAAGACGGGTGGCGATGCTCAAGACAACGTCTTTATGAAGAAGGTGGTTCCCATCTTCCGTTCCTATCCATTCTTCTTCAAGCCCATCGTTGATGGCACGACTAACCCTCGCGTGGAACTAGCCTTCCGGGAGCCATCTAGAAGGATCACCAAGAAGAACAAGGTGGTCCAAAAAGGAGAGGCGTTAGATACCATTGTAAACTGGAAGAATACCGTTAGCAATGCTTACGATGGGGAGAAGATGCACATCCTATACTTTGACGAAGCGGGTAAGTTTGAGAAAGGTTTAGACATCCGTGAGTTTTGGCGCATCCATAGAACTTGTCTATTGGTGGGTCGTAAGATTATCGGAAAGGCTTTGGTGGGTTCCACCGTCAACCCTTTAGATAAAGGAGGTCGTGAATACCGCGATATGTATTACGATTCGGACCCATTAGATAGAAACGAAAACGGAAGAACCAAGACAGGTCTTTATAAGATATTCATCCCGGCATACGATGCTCTAGAGGGCTTCTTTGATAGATACGGCAACGCTATATCTGAAGACCCCGAAAAGGCTGTCCTTTCTGAGGATGAATCAATGCTGGATATTGGAGCCAAGACCTTCTTAAAGAACGAAAGAAAGGGGCAGAAGAACAACAGCTACGAACTCAATGAGATTATCCGCCAGTTTCCCTTCACGGAAGAGGAGGCGTTCAGAGACTCTACCAAAAGCAGTTTGTTTAATATCCAAAGGGTATACGAGCAGATTCAATATAACGATGAGATGTACCCAAACCCTGTTGTTACCGGGAACTTCGTTTGGCGCAATGGAGTAGTAGACACGGAGGTCGTCTTTACACCTGATCCCAATGGAAGGTGGAGGGTTTCTTGGATGCCTCCTGCCGATATGCGAAACAAGACAAAAGAACAAAATGGAAAGATTGTCGCGCCAAATGATATGTTTGGATGTGCAGGTGTTGACTCCTACGATATTGACGCTACCGTAGACTATCGCTCTTCAAAAGGGGCTTGTCACTTCTACAATAAGTTCAATATGCAATACCCTAGCAATATGTTCGTGGCGGAATACGCTTCTCGTCCTCCATTGGCGAAGATATTCTACGAGGATGTTTTAATGGCTGCTAAGTTCTATGGGTATCCTATCCTTATAGAGAACAACAAATACGGCATCGCTAGATATTTTGAGACAAGGGGATACGATGGCTATTTACTAGAGCGCCCTGAGCATCTTGGCAAAGTGGCGGGAAACAAAACGAAAGGTATACCATCTAACTCTCAAGATGTTATTCAAGCCCACGCTCAGGCTATTGAAGCATACATCCACGATCACGTAGGTCTCCACCCTGAAACTGGGAACTATGGGAATATGTATTTCAATAGGACATTGGAAGATTGGATTAACTACAAAATAGACGATAGAACAAAGTTTGACTTAACCATCTCATCAGGGTTAGCTCTTCTAGCGGCCCAAAAAGTGGTTCAAGAAAAACCTCAAACAGACTTCTCTAACAAAGTCTTTTTCAGGAGATTTAAGCCTATAACTCGCTAGTGTTGATTTTCTATCTTTGTACATAAAATATTTATATTATGTACGGAGGCGAAACGACAAAGTACGAGTCTACATTCCCCAATCCCCTGGCAAAGCACGGAGAGAAGATTAAAGAGAATTACGGACTCCAATATGCTAAAGCAATTTATTCTCAGTGGGGAGGTATTGATAGCGAAAATTCGCTCTACGCTCGTAGGATGCGTGAATTCAATATCTCTAGGGATTACGCCAACGGAACTCAAGATACCTCCATTTATAAAAAGATTCTTACCTCTCTTAATCCTAATGATGGAGATGGTTCACTACTTTCTCTTGATTGGACTCCTGTTCCTATTATACCTAAGTTTGTCAAAATTGTTGTAAACAAAATTCTGTCCGCCAATATGTCTCCAAACATTGAGGCTATTGATCCGGTATCTAAAACGGAAAGAGATAGAAAGAAAGCAAAGGTTCGTTTTCAGGTAGAAAATAAAGATGCTATTTCCGAAGCACGAGACCTTGGTTTGGATGTAGGCGTCGACGCAGACAGATTACCCCAATCTTCCGAAGAAGCGGAGATTCTCCTTCAGGGAACCTTAAAGACAGACGCAGAGATTGCTGCTCAACTAGCAACGCGCCTCACCTTGGCTTGGAATGAGTTTGATGAGCGCATCTTCCGTAGATGTGTAGAAGACCTAGTAACCTGCGGAATGGGTGTTGTAAAGAGGGAGAACGACCCCAACTACGGAATCAAAGAAACCTATGTAGACCCCGCCTATTTTATCCATAGCATTACGGACGATCCCAACTTCACGGATATCGTCTACGCAGGACATATCCATAGAGTGTCTATCTCCGAACTGAAGCGTATTGCTGGCGATCAGTTTACGGAAGAAGAATACGAGAAGATGGCTAGAACGGTGATGAATCGTTTTGGCAACAACCCCAATAAGTTTGGAACCACCCGGTACGATGGCATCTTGGATAGATACAACTATGGGTACGATGAGTTCACCATTGAAATCTTGGACTTTGAATTTGTTTCCGTAGACGACATCATCTTTGAAGAGAAGACCTCCAAGTTTGGAAATGTAGGATTCTACTATAAGGGATATGAATATAGCATCCCAAAGCAAAGCATATACGATAGAAAGCCTGTCTATATGCAGAACACCACCCTTTATGGTGGTAAGTATATCCTAGGGACAGACTACCTCTTTGACTATGGACTCAAGAAGAACATCCCAAAGAATGTTCACGATCTGACGCGCACCCAAATGTCCTATAGTGCTATTGCTACCAATATTCGTAGGATGATTCCCAAGAGTATGGTATCTGGTATTGTGGGCTTTGCGGACCAATTGCAAATCTCTCACTTAAAGATTCAGCAGTCTATCGCCAAGGCAAAGCCCGATGGATTGATTGTTGACATTGAAGGATTAGAGAATGTACAACTTGGAAAGGGTGGAGAACTTCAGCCATTGGAGATCCAAGACATCTACGAGCAGACGGGTATCTTCTACTATCGCAGTAAGAATCCTGATGGAAGCTTCGCTAATCCCCCTATTCGTCCATTGGATAATAGCATCCGAAACATCAATGAACTCATTGGTACATACAACCATTATCTGCGGATGATTAGAGATGCTACCGGAATCAATGAGGTAGTGGATGGAACTACACCCAAGGGAGAGCAGTTGGTAGGTGTTCGCCAGCAAGCTATCCAAGCCGCTAACAACGCTTTGTATGATATCACCAACGCTTCTATGGTTTTGTATCGTAGAGTCTGTTCTGATATTGTCAAGTGTCTGCAAATCCTTCCGCTTAAAAGCGCCCTTTACCAAGCATATGAGAATGCCATTGGCAAGGAGAATATGAATGTTCTAGCTTCTTTCCGGGACCTGCCAATGTACAATTTCGGAGTACGCGTGGTTAGCGATATGAATGAGGTGGATAAGGCTTACTTGGAGCAGAATATCCAAATCGCCTTGGCGCAGAAAGAGATTGACCTGGAAGACGCTATCGCCATCCGTCAGTTGAAAGATGTGGATCAGGCGGAGCAGTTGCTTATCATCCGCAGAAAGAAGAGAATGCGCCAACAGCAAGAGATGGCAATGCAGAACTCTCAGATGCAGGCTCAGATGAACCAGCAAACGGCTATGGCTACTGCTCAAGCAAGGATGCAGGAGGAGCAGATGAAAGCGCAATTGGAGGCACAAAAGATTCAGTTGGAGACGCAGTCTAAAGCGCAATTGCTTCAACTGGAATATCAATTAAGATCTGAGATTGAAAAAATCAAAGGTCAGTTTTCTTTGGCATCCCAAGGGGTCTCTTCTGACGCAAAGCAAAGTTTAGAAACTCAAAAGGAGGATCGCAAAGACGAGCGCGTAAAGAAGCAAGCAGTTGAACAAAGCAAGTTAATTTCTCAACGCAAAGGGGAGCGCCCTGAGCTAGAGGAGGAGACGAGCATCCTAAATCTTCTATTGAATAAATAACTATTTTTGTGGTGCATAGCATTGCACTTTGACCTTTAACTTTTTATTTGGCTATGTCTTATACGAATCTGAACAACCCCGCTAACTACCAACTAC